CTATTTATCCACAGGATCTCGCATCTTTTCAGAGTACTTATTGAGCTCTGCTTCGATTCTGTCAATGGCTTCATCTTGCATTGTAGGGAGTAAGTGAGAGTATCGCTCATTGAACATTGCTGGAGTCATACCAAGACGTTCAGCTGCCACTTTGGGGTTTATGCCAATCCGGAGTAAAAACGACGCGTGGGTATGTCTTAAATCGTGGAATCGAATCTTCTTTACTCCTGCCTTCCGGACCAAAACGTCCATTCCTTCTGTTATACGTTTCGGTTTTATATAACCGCCGTTCGGGTAGCAGCATACGAGATCATTATCCTCATACCCATCGCCGTACTCAGATTTATTCTTCTGAATCTGCTGATAGCGTTCCTGAAGGTCGTCTAAGATAAACTGGAATAGCTTTACCCTACGGATTGAATCATTCGTCTTAGGGCGCTGTATGACCAATCCTGAACTTGTCCAATTGGCTGTTTGAGTAACCAGCAGCTCCTTGCGCTCAAAATCGACATCCTTCCAGCGAAGACCCAGAATCTCACCGCGACGCATGCCAGTATAAATTGCGAGTGAGAAAACAATATAGTGAACATGACCTTTCGATGATTTTAGAAACTGGTTGAATTCTTCAACAGACCAAAACTTCATTTCCTTTTGCTCGTTTGCATTAACCTTGCTTCTCATGGATACCTTGCTCATAATATCCTCTGACAAGAGCCCTGATTCGGTGTAAGCGATCCTCAGTGCACGCTTCAGAATGCCGTGAATGGTCTTTACATACTCCTTTGAATAGGTTTTTCGTAGCTCGGCGTAGAATGTTTTGATTGCTCGAGGAGTTAATGCTTGAAGTCTTACTTTACCGAGAACAGGAATAATTCGAGCTTCAATAACCGTTTTCTCAGTATCATATGAAGTAGGCTTAAAATTTGGCTTAGCATGGGTTTCGAGATATTCCAGCAGGTATTCCCGAAGGGTTATTTTTGAGTCATCGACATGCAGACCTTTCTCAATCTCAGCAATTTTTAAGTGGCACGCTGTCCAGGCTTCCTTTTCGGTTTTAAAACCGCCTTTTGATTTTTGCCTCCGACCACCTGTCATTGGATCAGGTGGCAGATCGATTACATACGTATATGTTTTTCCTCTTGGATATACATGGCCTTTCATATATTAGTCCTCCTTAAAATTCATCTCCATAAAACCTTAGTAATTCCTCAATATCTTTTTTCTGAATTACAAACTTATTTACAGAGTTATAATATCTGCTTGCCAGATGGCTCAGCTTTAAACTGACTTTTCCTTCACTGGTATAATCCAAATCAAAAAACTTTACTGGTTTACTGTCTGTAAAATTCTCAAGCTGGCCATCCTCGACTACCTCAAAGGGGCCATCTATGGAGAAAATGAGTTCTTCTTGAGTATGTAAAGTTTCATGGTCTACATGAATGATAAATTGTGAAGGTGCGATCAAATCATCAGCGGGATCGTAATATGCGTAGACTTTAGTCTCTCTCATATCGTCGTGATCTCCATTACTAACATGATCGCTGTCTTCAACCTGTTTAACAGTCTCCGTTAACAACTTCCCTTGGCACAATCTATGTTGGATTTGTTCAAGTCTCTTTTTAGCTAGATACAACGGGACTTTGAAAATAGAGGCTAAGAAATGAATAGCATCATTCTTTCTTACAGGTAATCGAAGTTGTGAGATCATTGAAATCGGCATTGCTGCATAAAGAACAAAATTATCTGCTTCAGCTTCTTGAGCTCTGGTGAATTGCTCGGGCATGATTCTCTGATCACCAGAATGGCGTAATATATGGCATAGTTCATGCAGAAAATCGATCCATTGCCTTGCCCTTGACTGATTCTTATAAATGTTAATGGATCCTAACCCGCTCTTTATTTCCACCGCTTCACTACCTAGCTCCGAATAATAAACCCATACGTTTAGGCGCCTGGCTAATTCTTCAATATTCAGTTGTTGTGGAGTAAGTATTCCGTGTTTTTTATATAAGTCTTCGACAAACTGCTCTAAAAGAGTGGTTTCATAAAATCTAAACATGCTGCACCCCTCAATTATAGGAATATATGTTCGGTTTTAAGGTAAAAAGAAAAGCCAATAATGGCTATTTCATTCTCCCTGTTGTTGACCAGGTTTACGATCTTTCTCTTGCTCCAAAATGAACTTTAAAAACTGACGCATCTCTGCCTTTTTCTGTTCTGGGGCATCCAGATATCCCTTGAAGAAAGCTCCGTGTACTGGGTTCTCAAGCAGTTTCTCAAGCTCTGAATCTTCATTGTTTGAGCGAGGGATATCTGTTCGACCTAGAAGATAATCGGTATCAACATCAAGTATGTCAGCTATAAGAGTTAAGGTAGCTGTATCCAAATCTCTTTTCCCTGATTCATAATTTCCGTACCCTTGTCGGGTAATCCCCAATTTGCTTGCCATATCTTCATGGGTAAGTTTTTTTTCTAATCTGTGGCTCTTCAATCGATCTAAGCGCACCATATCACCTCTTCTTATGAAGAAAGTATAACGCAACTATTTGTTGCCTAAAAGCACCGAAACAAAAAGTTGCATAAAAGAGTTGACAGAAACAAAATGTTGCTTATAATGAGAGATAACAGGAAACAAAACGTTGCTTAAGGAGGTGGATGTAATGGCTAGAGAATGGTTAGCCAAACTTAGAATTGCCAGTAATAAAACCCATGATGATGTTGCAAATCAAGTTGAAGTTAGTCGTCAATATTATGGGATGATTGAGTCAGGAGTTAGAAATCCAAGCGTAGATCTAGCGAAACGAATCGCTTCGTCCTTAGGATTTGAATGGACTATTTTTTTTGTAGATGATGGAAACGAAATGTTTCGTGACGATGTACAGACAGCATCATCTGATCGAAAGGAGGTGGGGTAGGTGGAACAACAATTATCAGAAGCGAAGGCAGTTAACGAAACCTATGATTTTTCTAAAGTGAACGAATTGCTTTCACTAGGGTGGACATTACACAGCATGTGGCCAGATCAAAGTAAGACACGTTATGTACTCGTGAAATTTTGATAGGGAGGAGAGAGCATGGCAAGAGCACTTACAACCCCTTCAACATTGGCGGAAGCTTTACGTTTGGCTGCTGATCTCGCTGAACGAAATGAGGAACTGGAGAAACAGCTAGTGGAATTGCAAACATCCCAGTTTCCTGAGGTACTTCAATCAAAGCATATTCTTGAATTGATGGGGTGGTCAAAATCAACTTTGACATTTGCGGCAAATGATCCAACGTTTCCGCATCTGGATGGATCCAGAAAGAAAGGTGATGCAATTCGGTGTTTGAAATGGGATTTTTACGACTGGCTTAAATCGCGGAGGTGAAGAACATGCGGTTTCGATGGATGCGCCAAACTTCCAGAACTGCCTGTGTTTCAGCAACAGTAACAAGAAGCCTGCTCAAAAACATTGATGTCGAGATCGCTCTGGACATGTCGCTTCCGAAGTACGCTATAAATCCGGAAAAGCTATCGAAGCTTGAAAGGAAGCGAGTCTTGAAGGAAGCGCAAGAAGATTTGAAGAGGATAGAAGAAAGCCGCCGGAGCGGTACCAGCTGCCAGCGGCGAAGGGGATGACGAGTGGGGAAGGTTTTGCTTACAACTTCATAATACATCAGATCCTTGTCCGTCATCTCCCAATAAATCGGACAAAGGAGATCGATAAAGCAATGGCAATCGGACAGTTTGGACCAGCACTCGACGAAGTGCTGAAACGAAAAGGAGAGACGCGAGGGACGGCCGGCGCCGCAGCTCACGTAGATGCTTCCCTGATCGGGAAGATCGTAAAGGGAACAAGGAAACCTTCTAAGGAAGTTATGGCTTCCACGGCTAAGCATTACGATGATGGTCAGCTTTACATTGCAGCAGCGGGGGAGGTTACTGGCGGCGCTTTTGCCCCCTGGCTCAACAATGTGGATTTACATAGAGCATCGGTGCTTTTTAAAACGGTCGAGGAAATGAAGGAAGTCCTGGCACTGACAAACGAAGCGCCGATCAGCAAGACAGCCGATCAGCTGACCGAATCAGATCGGCAGATCATGAAACGGCTGCTGATGGAAACGGTCGAAGCTATAACAGCTTTAACGCATTTCGCGGCAGTCTTGTGCAAGGAATACTCATTCAGCTGGTTGGCCACATGGAAAGAACACCGAGCTGATCTGAAGGCTAAAAAATATATGAAATGAGGTTTCGAAATGGTTAGAGACGATTTAGTGAAACAAGCCTTACAGGCGGGAAGAAACGCTGAACATAATCTGCAGGTCATTGTTCGCAATCCGGATAAAATGATTCACCCTAACAAGTTGGTTGATGGAATCACTTATCTGAACACCATGATCCGAATCGCAGAAAACGAATTGGAAATGAAAAAAGACCGCCGGCCAGGGCAGTCTCCGTTGAGAACACGTCTTAAGAGTCTCTTGTCGTCTATTTTAATCGTTGAACGTCAGAAGCGCAAGGGGTTTGAGTTATGAACAACCGAGTCGCCCAATCCCCTGCTGATGTATATATCGCTACTACACAAGCACTAAGAGCAAGTACAGAATCTATCTCGCAATTCATTCAGGAGGATCCAGAGAACGTTCAACGGTTGAACGAGCTGCGCAGTGAACGCGAACAAGCCTACCTAAACTGGACTAATGCAGCTTATCTCTTAAAGACATTACCCGCATCTGAAATGGCGGTAGCCCTGAGTCGGATCGAACACGAATTGAATATCTAAGACAGAGCTTTGGCTTTGTCTCTCGGCGTCGGACAGTTTTCTAACCTATTCTCCTGTTCGGCGTCGAGAGATGTGGCTAACGCATCCAAGGTGGTGCCAACCCCCGGCCCACCTTGAAAAGTACATACGAAGGGAGGAGCAATCCATGAAGAAACCGAGCGAGTTGCTGGATGATATCGTCGATACGCTGAAAAAGCTGGAAGACAGCATCGATGACATGCAATATTCCACGTCAGAAATTCTTGATGCGCTATCCTCATTTGCTAATAGCGGATTGTCCGAAATTATCAGCGACATCGAAGATGCAAAGGATGCTGCAGAAGAACTCGAAGACGAGTTGGAAAAAGCAGAGGAACGCATTGAGGAACTTGAAAACGAGTAAGGGAGGAAAAGCCATGCAAGTGATCCAAAAACTGACCGTTGTCAGTAACCCGACAAGAATTTTTGAAGTCGGAACAGAGGTGAACAGGCGTGAGGTCATTGAGATCAAGCAGGTGGGTGATGAAAACATTTCCGAGTTCTGGGTGATCGATGAGAACGAACAGATTATTGTCAGTGTCGAGAATTGCCCGGTCATCGTGGAATGGCAGAATATCGCTGAACATGATCAAACAGAAAATGACCCGCGGGAACGGGTCATATCTGGTGCCAAAATTTAATTTTGATGCCCCAATATTAGCAGATGGGGGCGAATCACACAAGAGGGAGGTCAGCTCGATGGATGAAGAGGATCTCCTCTGGGAAGATCGTCAGTCCGATGATACGCCTCTTTGGTGGCCATCATTGGAAGAGCAGTTTAATGATGTCGGCATGAGCATTCATGACTTTATCTGAAAGGTGTGTTGATATACGTGGCAATGAGTATTGCAGCAGTAACAAAAGGTATCGATCGATCCGAATGGTTGAAGCTTCGCCGGAAAGGTATTGGCGGGAGTGATGCTTCCGCGGTGGCGGGCCTAAACCGTTACAAATCACCTGTTGGGGTGTTTCTGGACAAGACCGGCCAGATTGAACCGGAGGAAGCCGGGGAAGCTGCCTATTGGGGCAATGTGCTGGAGGATGTTGTTGCCCGGGAATTCTCGATACAGTCCGGATTGCGGGTACAGCGCAGTAACAAGCTTTACCAGCATCCTGAGCACGAGTTCATGCTTGGTAACGTGGACCGCCTGATTATGGATAAAGGCGGGCGCGGGATAGGGATTCTAGAGTGTAAAACAGCCAGCGCGTACAAAGCTGACGAGTGGAATGACGAGAGAGTTCCCGATGAATATGCGATCCAACTCCAGCATTACATGGCTGTGTTGGGCGTGGACTATGGGTATTTCGCGGTCCTGATTGGCGGTCAGAAGTTCCAGTACAAGCTGGTTGAGCGAAATGACAAGATCATTGACTCGCTCATTCAGATCGAGGATGAATTCTGGAACAAACATGTTGTTACAGGGATCCCGCCGATGATTGACGGGAGCGATGCTTCATCGGACCTGCTGAATCAGTTATATCCCGTATCTTCCCCAGCTACGGAGATCATTTTGGATGATAAGCAGGCCGGGCTTGTCCAACGATTAGTGGCTGCAAAAGAAGATGCTGACCTAGCTGCTGAGCAAGTCAAGCGATATGAGAACGAGCTTAAATCCATCATGGGTGAGAATGAGCTTGCCATTCATAACGGGGAAATCTTGCTGTCTTGGAAATCGAATGATACTTCTCGGATCGATAGCAAGCGTTTGAAGAAAGAGCAGCCTGATCTGTACGAAAAATACGTAAACACCACGTCTTCCAGACGATTCTTGGTGAAATAAGGAGGCACTATGGCACGAACACAAGGAAACGGCGCATCACTTGAAAATAAACTACAGAGCAAGGCGGCAGGGGCAAATAATGCTCCTGCTGCAAGTCCATCTCAGACGATTGCTGCTTACTTGAAAAAGATGGAGCAGCAGATCGCGGAAGCCATGCCAAAACACATGAATATTGAGCGGCTTAGCCGCATCGCACTCACGACAATCAGAACCAATCCGAAGTTGTTGGAATGCTCTATCCCTTCTTTGATGGCAGCGGTCATGCAATCAGCTCAGTTGGGCTTAGAACCAGGGTTAATTGGTCATTGCTACATCATTCCCTATGGCAAGGAAGCCACCTTCATCATTGGCTACAAAGGCATGATTGACCTGGCCAGACGTTCGGGTAATATCCAATCCATCGCTGCGCATGAAGTCTATGAAAATGATTTCATTGAGTTGACATATGGCTTAGAAGAGAACCTGAAGCATATCCCATGGTTCCTGCGGAAGGATGAGAAGCCAACAGAATCCGGTAAAGTAGTCGGAGCGTACATGGTGGCCAAGTTCAATGACGGTGGGCACTTCATCCACTATATGCCGATCAGTGAGATTGAGGCCCACCGGAAGCGATCTAAGGCATCCAATAACGGACCATGGGTCACGGATTACACCGAGATGTGCAAAAAGACGGTAGTTCGCTCCGGTTGGAAGTGGCTGCCGATCAGCGTGGAAATCGCCTCAGCTGTAACGAAGGACGAAACTACTCGGACGGATATCACACCGGACGATTCTTTTATCGATATAACACCAACAACTGCGGATGAAGTACCTACGTCAGAAAATTCCGGCAGCGTCGATGCTGAACAAGTTGAATTTGAATAATGGAGCATCATGATTCCATTACTGGCCAACCACTGCTGCGCAGTATGATTGGTGATCGAATATGGAGGTTGATGGACGCTGATCCAGCCAGATTCAAGCAAGAGGTTCGGACTTATTTCGAACGGGGCTATCCTGGCTGGACGGTTGTCCGGGCTAAGTATCCGCATATTTTCTTGCGAGATGACAGGGGGACATAACATTGCTGGCTGATGTAACAGTTTTTGATTTTGAAACGACGGGCGTGAACCCGGCAATTGATCGAATTATTGAGGTAGCAGCGATCCGCTGTATTGATGGGCAAATTGTGAGTCAGTTCCAAACGTTGGTCAAACTGGACGGTGGGAAGCTATCGGCAAAGATCACGGAGATTACAGGCATCACGGATGCCGACTTGGCAGGTGGGATGAATGAGGATATTGCGTTCAAGGTTCTTCGAAATCTCGCCAAGGACAGCCTGCTGGTAGCGCACAATGCGGCGTTCGATCTGTCTTTCCTGCATTACTGGATGCAGCGCACGGGTGGTCGTACCTTTGACAATCATTTTATTGATACCTGCACAATTTCCAGAGATCGGCATTATTACCCGCATAAGCTGACCAATATGACAGAACGTTATGGCATTGATCTCACAGGAGCCCACCGGGCTTTAAATGATGTAATCGGCTGCTGGGAGTTGCTGAAAGCCATGCATGCTGAGAAGCCAGTTGACGAGTGGGTGAACAAGATCGGCTATTTGAGCAAGTACGGGCCGCCTCAATGGGCCCCAAACTATGCCGAGCTCATTCCGATGACAAACCGCTATGAAAATTGAACAGATGGACTTATTCGATGGTTATCAAGAATCTCCAGTTTTAAACGGAATGTACTACGAGCAGTCATCAGGAAAGTTTGTCTCCTATGTTCTCGGCAGGCGGCACTTTGAAATAACGCCAGGCCGATGCCTCGGGGATAAAGAATGGAAAGAACGAATTATGAGGGAGCGTGCGATATGAGCCAAATGACAAAGGAAGAACTAAACCAGCGTACGAAGGAAATTGTCGATTTTCTTTCCGAAAAAAACGAGGAAGCGAAGATGGCGGGGATTGATCAGCACGGCCATTTCTATACTTCCGTTGCCTTTACTTTAGGATCATTGATCGGATTTGATTTGAAGCCTGAAGGATACGGCCCAATTATCGCAACAGTGATTGAATCCCTTACAGACGGGTTGCAGACAGCCGCCCAGGGCAAGGGAGTAAATGGAACCTTTATCAAAATCGTGCGGGATTAATAGCAATTTAAGGGGATGAGCAAATGCCCGAAGGCAGTTACCCTTTTCCGATGTACTCCGGATTGTTGGAACATAGACATTACAAAAAAATAGGATCAGCAATATGGCTGTTCCTTTGGTGCATCAGCTCCACGACGAAGGAAGTCGAAAGGGACGGAATTGTCTGGGGTATCGTCCTTGGGAACAAGCCAGTAAAAATAAATGAACTTGAATCAGAATTTGGGGTGTCAGACCGGACGATCCGTTCATGGATCAAAACGCTCGAAGATAACCACTACATACAAGTCACCAGAGCACCATATGGACTCATCTTTACAGTCCGGAACTCCAAAAAGTTTAAAAATAGATCGGAAGAAAACTTCCACTCTGACTCAGGAGATCGGCAACAATCTTCCGATCTGAACCATAGTGATCGGCAGGAATCTTCCGATCACCCGGAAGAAAACTTCCGATCTAATAAAGATATTACAGAGATACACAATGCTGTTACTACTATCACGGATCCTGAGACCATTTTAAAACTTGCTCATGAAGTTGAGAATCATTTCTGCATGAGACGAGGGCAAGGTCTGAACGTGAGTACCTCAGATTTTGAGGAGATCAAAAAGATGGTGGCTACGGGGATCCCTTTGGACATCGTGAAGAGGAGCATTGATAAATCTTTCGCGGAGTACAAGCCCAAGCACAATTGGGACAAAATCCGAAACATGGCCTACTGCATCCCTCGCTGCCTTGACGAGTGGACAAAAATGCAGGTGGATGACTCCATAACTGTTGCGGTGCCGCCCGTGCCAGTCGCCCTTGGACAATCTCCACAGCGTGGCTATCGGAACAAAAAACAAGCGCAGATGGACGAACTAGATCGCTTTATCGAGGAGGAGAAGAAGCGTGGAAATCGTTGAAGTTGCTCAGCTTTACAAACACATCGCGAATTACTACCCAGCCTTTGACGCTTCGGTAGATCGAGTGAAGGCAGACCATAAGTATCTTCAGGATTTTCCCCTGAAGGTGGCTCAGGAAAATGTTGATGAGCACATTCGGAAGAGCAAGTATCCCCCGAATATTGCGGAGATTCGCGGGAGCTTAGGCGAACAAATTGAACGGGACCGAATGAAGGTGGCTACGGAAGAATATTTCTCCGAGCGTGCCCGTGCTCGAGAAGAAGCGTGCCCTCCTCCGCCAGGCTGGAAAGAGGCTATATATGCGAAACTCGGACGTGCCTGACATGATTTTGCCTGAGATGCCGTATGAATTGTCTGCTGAGTGCTCGGTTCTGGGTGCTATCCTGATCAACCCGGAAGTGTACGAGCACGTTGAAGCACTGGTTCCGAACGCATTCTATCGAGCAGAGCATCAGATCATCTTCAACCGAATGTTAGAGCTGGCCGAAGAAGGGCAGCCGATCGACCTTGTGACTTTGGCTTCACGTCTACAGGATCATAAAGAGCTTGAGGATATTGGCGGCGTAAGCTACTTGTCAAAACTGGCCCATTCGGTGCCAACGACAGCGAATATAGAATCCTACGTTGCAACAGTAGAAACCAAGTTCATGGTGCGTGAATATATTCGGTCAAGTATGGCCGGGATACAGGCTGCTATGGCCGGTGAGGATATACAACACCTAGTCACATCAGCTCAGCAAGTTGCGACAACACTGGCAGATCAAGCAGCTCCTAAGAAGGATTTCAAACGAATCAATGACGTCCTGGTGGAAGTCATCGAGACGACAGAGGTTAAATCAGAGGCGTATAAGACAGGTAATGTT